ATCAGCGATATATCTTCGAATGGCATTGCTAAAATACCACTTAAGAATACTTTGCAGCCAAGTTGGCCGAACACATCATCTAATTTTCTGATAACAGATTCATTATCAATTAGCATTTGGAAATACTTTCCATTTGTGTTATCTGAGTAGGACATCATTAGATTTTCCCATTCCGAATTGAGAAATGGGTCTACCCATTTTTGTCCTAATTTCTGGTTTTCGCGAGCGAAATCTGGTAGATACTGAGATAAAAGAGTATCTTTTAACTTCTTCACATAATAGGTCATTATGGTCCAATTAATATATTCCTCAGGTAAAGTATCTGAAGGAAGTATAAAGTCTTTACAGATTGAAATCTGTTCTCTACCAAGTATTGTCCAGGCTAAGGATAATTTACCCCTTTTGTCATTTGGTATACCTAAATGATTCATAAATTCATGTAATGTTATAGGTTTAATATACTTAGATGACCACCAGTATAAAATATACCGGAGATTCTCATCTACTACTGATCTAAGTAGTAGCTTGATAGGTACGGGAGTAAATTGATCACCGTCACGAAATCTAACTTTTGCAAATTCTGCAATAGCCGATACACTTACACCATATATATATGAGTAGCCCTTATTCGGATTAACATACCAGTTAATCCATTCACAAGCTTGGATATATGAATTTCTCATAACAAGATTAGGATCAAATACTCTAAATATAGAGTCATCACCTAATACATGATAGAACTCAAATGAGTCCATATCCTCATAACCATTCTTAAGCATAATCATTAAGAAGATAATATGATGTACCAGCGCAAATGCTGGAAACGATGATTTAATTCCTTGTGGTTGTCCCACAGTTTGATAATAACATCTTGACTTTCCATTGCAGAAAGCCATTTCTCTTTCTTGGTTTATAATTCTAAACCATTCATCTACTAAGTCTTTCTTAAAGAAGATAGACAATACCTCCTTTTGGAATTCTGTAGATAGAGTATCCGTAGCCTTTGATATATCTAGCGAATAGATATTATTATTACCCGGGCTCTGAGTCGAACTCTGAGCAAATCTAATTCCTTTTGACTGATCAAAAGTACAATCATTTCTAGTATTCCTAAGAATATTAGAAAGCCGTCTATGGAAGTAGTTCATACGATCCTGAGTCTCATTATCGAAAATGTGTATCATTCTTCGAGATAAAGAACTAGATTCAATTGTTATTGTTCTAGCTTGCTCCATCTTAAATAGCGATTCAGCTACTTCTTTCGTGTTTACTCTAGGTATATAACCTGGTATTGATGATTCACCGTGAGAACTTTTCTCAACTAATGACGCATATAGAGCAGGGACTGTCTTGCCTTTATACTTCGTATTCGAACTTCTCATAGAATAAGAGTAATCCAAATCTGTATAATCTTTATCCAGTTTCCCTTTTCGCATACCATTTATGATATTGCGAACATATCTCTTTGGGGTACCACCTTGGTATCCTTCCAGTATATCTGCTTTAACATTGTTAAATACGTCATACCATTCATCGTTATAATTTAACGAAAATGATTTAGTTATGCGACTCAAAGATTCTTGTTCGCTGAGAAGATTGTAAGCCTTATTTCCACGTAAGTCTTCATATATTTTTGCTATGCTTGAAGTTATAAGCATTAAATACTTGATTTGACTATTATATTCATCTTCATCTAAGTAATCGTACTCATATTGATTCGATAAGCAATCAAGGCCATTATAAATAGCCTTAAATAATGAATTATAGACCCGTGGATCGAACTCTAATGAGAATAATTTGTAGTTATCAACAACTACATTTCTTCCTTTGGACCAGTTAGTCTTACTTACTGTTCTTCCATCCTTAGTTGTTATTTGAACAACCTCACTATCTTGCCTTTGCATAATTTGCACAGACAAATCAGTAATAGCAGAATATCTCCGCTTACATGCCTCATGAAATTGGTCAATTTGAGATCCTTTTAATCGTGTTGAAATCCTGATAAATTCATCAAGGAACCTAATTAAATCATTACGAATCTCGTACTGAAGTTGATCATTAATTTCACAAGTTGTGAATAAACGATCTATTACTTCTTCCTTATTATGGATGGTTAAACTTTTAAGAATGACTTTAGAGTCATTCCTACCGTGCTTTGCTTCTGATACAGTTGTATTGTGTGCCATAAGACACCTCCCTGTTATTAATAGGATATGAAGAGTCGTCAGTAAGACCTCTCTAAGCTATAATCTAGCAATTAGAACCCTAATTGGATGTCATAAGGTGACCCCGCTCAGCGGTCGATCGGAC